AGTCAAAAATGGCGGTGATGACAATGCATCCGAAATGGTACTTATCCCTATTGTTGAATTTGTAAAGTAATGGGTAAATCCAGAGGATATATCCATAATAACCAAAAAGAATTAATTAGGTGTATAGACTGTGGGCAGAAATATACTAAATTCATGTCTATTCAATTTAATCAGTTCAAAAATGAATATAAATGTATTAGATGTTATAACAGGAGTAATAATGGACAAAAAAATGATATTCGTATCGTACTTTCCAGACGATATGTTAAACGGATGCATGACACTCAGTGCTAACGCTGAACTCGCATTTAGAAGAATAGTAGATTTAATTTATACCAATGATGACAAGTTATTTGATGACGCTGTTATCTGGGAATTAATCACAAGAGGATTTAACCAAGATATTGATAGGGTCAAATCTGAACTTATTAAAAAAGGCAAAATCTACATAGAGAACGAACAAATCAAGAACAAAAGATGTAGTAAAGAAATAATTGCTAGTAAAGAAAGGCACGAAAAGGCTAAAAAAGGTGCAGAAGCTAGGTGGGGTAAATCAAGCATATCCGACGCAGATGCAACGCATATGCCATCTAATACCCAATACCTAAAACCTAATACCTATAAAAATAATATATATATACACTTTGATAAATTCTGGGATTCTATCTGTTATAAAGTCAGTAAAGGACAGGCAAGAAAAAACTACTTTAAAATCAGCAAAGATTGGATTGAGAAACCAGAAGAACTTAGCAAGTTATATAATCAATATTACAATGGATTAAAGGATAAAGAATTTGCACAACATCCTAGCACTTGGCTCAATGCAGAGGGTTTCTTAAATGAAGGTTCTACTGTTAAAGAAAAAACAGAGGAGGAAATGCGAGAATGGAAATTTAATCAAGACTTAGATATGCGTAAAAAAGGAATAAAACCTTTATCTTGGTCGGTTGGATATATTAAAAAATTAGATGAAGCTATTGCGAATGGCGATTAGAAAATGACAGCATTTTGCCCACCTAAAAATACTCCAGATAAAGATATGGTTATGACACCAGAATATCTTGCCAAAGATATTATTAATTATTTTAAGCCAAGTGGTTTTATTTTAGACCCTTGTCGTGGAACGGGTGCATTTTATAATAATTATAATACTAATAACAAGGATTGGTGCGAACTTTCAGAAGGTAAGGATTTTTTTAATTATGACAAAAAAGTGGATTGGATAATAACTAATCCACCTTGGAGTAAAATGCAAAAATTTCTTGAATATGGCATGAAAATATCAAAAAACATAGTCTATTTAACAACAATAAATCATTATACTACTAAACGCAGAATAAGAGATATGAGATACGCAAGATTTTCTTTAAAAGAAATATATTGTGTTCCTACACCAAAAAAGGATTTTCCACAGTTAGGTTTTCAACTAGCGGCAATTCACACTCAAAAAAATTGGGATGGGAATATAAAATTTAGTTATTCTAACGATTATTCATAAAATGGATTTTAGCCCACTCTCTATCTTGTTCTCTAAATTCTACTTCTACAAACTTGTCAATGCCTTTAGGACTATTATCAAACTTGAACAGGTTAAGAAAAAAACTGATAGATTTGTTAGTAATATTGTAAACATTCATTGTTGCAATCTACTCACTAACAACTACATTTGAATTATCAATATGAGAAAACAGTTATGTCCCAACCGCAAAGTTATATTATTGTAGAAAATGATGACGGAAGTTTTACTGCTTATGTTAATTTTGGTAATTACATATCCAAAGAAGAAGCAGAACAAAGTCTAAGTTTAGCCATGAAGATGTTAGGATTACAAGTGACAACAACCCCAACTATTCATTAATGAATATACTACAAAAAGCTATAACTGACATTAAGCCATACAATAGAAACCCAAGAAAGAAAAAAAATATTCAAAAGGTTGCGAACAGCATAAAAGAATTTGGTTTTCAACAACCGATTGTTGTAGATAGAGCAGGAGTTATTATTGCAGGACATTCAAGATATGAAGCAGCTAAGATTTTAAATTTAACTTCTATACCTGTATTGATTGCTGATTTATCGCCGGAAAAAGCAAAGGCATACCGCATAGCTGATAATAAAACTAATGAAGATAGTGAATGGGATTTTTCATTACTCAACAAAGAATTCACTGACTTACTAGATATTAACTATGATTTAGAGGTGACAGGATTTGATACTAAAGAACTTGAAGATTTCTTTACATTTGATAAAGAAGATGATGTAGCCAAGATAAAGACAGAGAAAAGCTGTCCTAATTGTGGTACAAAATTAAAGTAGGTACACTCTACCAATGAAAGAGGAAACAAAATGGCAAGACCGAAGAAATACGATATTAATGGGGAGGAAGTTCAAAAACTAGCATCATATGGATGTACCAATAAAGAAATTGCAGATTTTTATGGATGTAGTGCCGACCTTATTGAAAAGAGTTATTCGGAATTTACGACAAAAGGTAGAGGTGTGAAAAAATTGCGTTTACGACAGATACAATGGAAGATTGCTGAAAATGGCAATGCGGCTATGGCTATCTGGCTAGGTAAAAATGAATTGGGTCAATCAGATGGTGGTGTAATGACAGATGATAACCAACCATTAGCTTGGTCAGTTGATTAGTGCCATTAAGTAAACCTCAAAAACAAATCCTAGATTGTGATAAGAGATTTAGAGTATTAATTACAGGTAGAAGATTTGGTAAGACATTCTTATGTATTCAAGAACTAGCTAAATTTAGCAGATATCCTAAAAAGAAAGTTTGGTATGTAGCACCCACTTATCGTATGGCTAAAGATATAGTTTGGAATGATTTAGTGGATAGGATGACTAAACACAAATGGTTAAAAAAACTAAATCATAGTGATTTACGATTAACATTAAGAAATGGTAGTGAAATATCTCTAAGAGGTGCAGATAACGAGAATAGTCTTAGAGGTGTTGGATTAGATTTTCTTGTCATGGATGAATTTGCTGATGTTAAAGAACACGCATGGTATGAGGTATTGCGACCAACTTTGTCAGATAAAAATGGTTCAGCTTTATTCTGTGGCACACCTAGAGGTTATGGTAATTGGAGTTATAACTTATTTACTAAAGAGAATGAGGATGAACAATGGAAATCATTTCAATTTACTACATTAGATGGCGGTCAAGTATCAGCTTCAGAAGTACAACAAGCAAAACAAGACTTAGATGAAAGAACATTTAATCAAGAATACATGGCATCATTCGTTAATTATGCAGGACAGATTTATTATAACTTTGATAGAAAACAAAATGTACTAGATATTTATAATCCTAAAACAAACGAAATTCATATAGGCATGGACTTTAACATTGACCCAATGTCCGCAGTTATATCCGAACTAAAAGGAAATAATATTTATGTATATGATGAAATTGTCATCTACAGCAGTAATACTGACGAAATGGTTCAAGAAATCAAAAACAGATTTAAGAATAAGCATATATTTATTTATCCCGACCCTGCATCAAAGCAAAGAAAAACTTCAGCAGGTGGTGTCACAGATTTAGCTATACTCAAGAACGCAGGTTTTCATTTACGAGTAAGAAACAATCATCCATTGATTAGAGATAGAATAAATGCAGTGAACACCAAACTAAAGAATGGAGTTGGTGACAGAACATTATTTATTGCAAAAAATTGCAAAACTATGTTAAAAAGCATTGAAAGACAAATTTACAAAGAAGGAACGACTGTGCCAGATAAGGACAATAATTACGACCACATGAATGATGCATTAGGATATTTAGTGGAGTATTTATATCCTGTCAAAAGACAGTTCACACCTAGCAAACCCCAGAGGTGGAGTTAATGGCATTATATAGTAGAGAATTTTTAACACAAAAACACAAACATTATGAAGAAAAGTTTGCCGATTGGCATTTTCATCTCATGTCCTATCTTGGCGGACAAGATTACCAAAACGGATATCAGCTTAACCGATATATTTTAGAAACTGATGAGGAGTATCTCAAAAGAGCAGAAAATACTCCGATTGACAATCATTGTAAGAATGTGGTGCAAATCTATTCGTCTTTCCTATTCCGAGTACCACCCACAAGAAACTATGGTTCATTAACAGGTGATGAACAATTAAATAGTTTCATTAATGATGCTGACTTAGATGGCAGGTCCTTTAACAATGTAATTCGTGAAATGCAAATGAACGCATCTATCTATGGTACTTGTTGGGCGGTATTAGATAAACCTGCGGTTCAAACACAATCAAGAGCAGAAGAACTTCAGTTAGATATCCGACCCTACATCAGTTTATATACTCCAGAGAATGTATTGAATTGGAATTTTGAAAGAGGTGTCAATGGTAAATATATTTTAACCTCACTTACCTTACTAGAAGATTTATTTGAGGATATGGCAACTATCAGAGTTTGGACTATGGAAGATATTACTACTTACAAAGTTGCAGAATTTACAAAAGGCTATTCAACTTCTAAACCCATGATGATTGATGAGATGCCTAATATGTTAGGAAAAATACCTGCTGTAATTTTATATAATCAGAAATCTCAAAGACGAGGTATTGGTATATCTGATTTAAATGATGTCGCAGAATTACAAAAAGCTATCTATAACGATTACTCAGAGATTGAACAACTTATCAGATTATCTAATCACCCAAGTTTAGTTAAAACACCGAATGTTGAAGCCTCTGCAGGAGCAGGTTCTATTATTGAAATGCCGGAAGATTTAGACAGCAACTTAAAACCATATTTAATACAACCATCATCACAGTCATTAGATGGCATAATGAATAACATAAACATGAAAGTAGAATCTATTAATAGAATTACACACATGGGTGCAGTTAGAGCCACCGAAGCTAGAATACAATCTGGCATAGCATTACAAACTGAGTTTCAATTATTAAACGCAAGACTAAGTGAGAAAGCAGATTACTTACAAAATGCAGAAGAACAAATCTGGAAATTATTCGCAGAATGGCAAGGCAGAGAGTTTGATGGTGAAATTATTTATCCAGATAGCTTCAACCTTAGAGATTATGCATCTGACTTACAGTTCCTACAAATGGCAAAAGCTAGTGGTGTTCAATCCGACAGTTTCTTAAAAGAAGTAGATAAACAAATCGCTAGAGCAGTTGTAGATGATGATGAAAAGATTAATACTATAGATGGTGAGATAGACGCAAAGGCAGTCACTATCGGACAGTTTTCAACACCAACAATAGAGGGTGAAGAAATTGAAGAAGCGTAGAGTTCCAAAAGATAAAAAAACTAAAGTACCCAAGAAATATTTATCTGGGCTAAAAGGTGCTAAACGAGATAGACGAGCATCATTAATCAAAAGGGTGGCGGCACTTTATAGAGCAGGTAAACGCATTCCCTTATCATTACTCAAAGCTAGGACTAAAGCATAATGGCAGTTAGAAGAAAACCTTTATCAGCTAGTACAGTTGCAACTTTAAAAAGAAAAGCCAAAGCATCTAAAAGATATACTTATTCAACCCTCGCTAAAGTTTATCGTAGAGGACAAGGTGCGTTTTTGGGTGCAGGTAGTCGTAGAGTTCCTATGGCGGCATGGGCTATGGGTAGAGTAAACTCATTCCTTAGAGGTAGTCGTAAACACGACTTAGACTTACGCAAAAAGAAAAAGTAAAAGGTAGAACTGTATCTACTACCGAGTTCTATAATTGGACACATCAACAACATGGTGAGAAGAAATGTTTTTGTGGTAAATTTGCCTGTATAGGTTTTAATTATAGATATGGTATGTTAGAACTATTATGTTTTAATCATTATCAAGAGAGGATTAAAAATGGCACTAACAAAGAAACAAAAGAAACTACCAATGGCTTTACAAAAAGCTATTCTAAAGAAACAAAAGAAAAAGAAAGGAAAGTAAAATGCCCTATCACTACGGAAAAGGAAAACACAAAGCCAAGAAATCTAAATCTTCTATGAAAAGAAGAAAGAAGAAAAAATAATGGTTAAAGTTGCATCTATTAAAAATATCATTCAAGATTTAAAGCCAAGACAACAAAAAACTATGCGTAGTCACGCAAGGCATCATACATTAAAGCATATGAAAGCTATGGCAAGATATATTAAAAATGGTGCAACTTTTTCATCAGCACACAATAGAGCCATGAGAAATGTAGGTAAATAATGGCTAAATATAGAGGTAGAGAAGTTAAATTAAATAAACCATTCAGAACGCCAAGTGCTAGAAAGAAGTTTGGCGTTTATGTAAAGAATAAAGCTACAGGTAATGTTCAGATAGTCCGATTTGGTGACCCTAACCTATCTATAAAGAAAAATATTCCTGCTAGACAAAGAAGTTTTATGGCTAGATTTAGACCCATACTAGCCAAAGTCAAAGGACAGAAAAACCTATCCCCTGCTTATTGGGCAGTACAATCTTGGAAAAAAGGTTTTAAAATATAGACTTATACAGTGAAATAAAAACAGAAACATTCCACTTAAATACTGTTGCATATTTATAAAAAAAATATAATTTATTTATAATGATTAATAAAACAGGAGTACAAAAAATGAATAATAAAAAACTAGATAAAACCCTTTTTATCTTTCACATTGATGATGAGCGTTTTTTTCTTCGGTCTAAAACTAAAGCTGCTGCTATGGCAAAAATGAATAGAGATGTAGTTGATAAAAGAAATTTGCATCCTATGGTATGGTTTAGCCACAAAGATGATAACGAAATTCCAGAAAATACTTATGTTCTTTTAAGAAAGGAGTGGGCATAAGCCCACTTCTTGCACCCCTAACATTTCCAATATATAAACTACTAAATGGCAAAGCAGGATATCCTCAACAGATTAATTGATACCCACGAACAAAGAGTTATTGGTGTACTAAAAAAACTTGAAGATGATATTATTGCTGACTTAACCAAGTCAACCGCAGGTGGTGAAAAGCTAACCACCCAACTAGCAGTCCAACTTAGACCGAACCTAAAAAAACTTATTGAAGAAAATTATCTATCAGAAGTAGATGATATTATTCGTAGTGACTATGATGAGATTATAAAAGAATATCAGAAGTTCATCAGACCGCTACCTATTCCTGCAAGGTTCAAGTCATTAACGAAACCTAATCTGGAGGTGATTAACCAACTAAAGTTTTTATCTTTTAGTGGATTTGAGGATATTGCAAACACCTACCTAGACACATTAGCGAATGAGGTTTATCAATCTGCTATTGTAGGCAAGGACTTTAGAGATATGGTGAAAAATATTAGAGCCAAAATAAATGGCGTTTACCAGAGAAGTGATGAAACAGAAATTAATCGCCTTGTAGATTTCATAGACAAAAATAGATACTCTAACAATGCTAGTATCAAGGCACAAGTATCTGTAGCAAAAGAAACACTACAGTCTAAATATGCCGCTGATATTTATGGCGATAACATGAGAAGATATGCAAGTCAAATGGCACACGATAGTTTAATGCAATTTGACGGACAGTTTACAAAGTACAAAGCCGCAGAAGCAGGAATAACTAACTATAAATATACAGGAACGAATATTGTGACTACTCGACCTTTTTGTAGAGCCAATCTCAATAAGGTGTTTTCAGAACAAGAAGCTATTGATTTATGGGCATCTACTAGGTGGGCAGGAAAGTCT